GGGTCATACGTTTTTTCCCCAGTCGTTTCCTCTACGACATCATATCGCACGGTTTTTTCAAGTAGATCACCGCGCTCTTTGGGAGTTAGGGTTGCAAGTGGTACATTTTTATAAACGTCTGCAGTTTTCGTCATACTGGTTCGTTTTCTGCAATACACTTATCTTTAGGTGATAAATTGAGGTCAGAGCAAAAAAAATCTGTTACTAGAATAATGCTACTTATTTTGAATGGTAAAAATGCACGTGACATATTTGAAGTTTTATTAATTATTTTGAAACAAAAATGTGTTGATTTTTTTGGCGAAGTAGTATGTTTTCCTAGAAAATTAGTTGATTTTGAGCGTAATTTTGCGAAACTTGAAAGTTATTTTAAAGATATTTTAAGCATAAAATTAGAATGGATTATTCAGGAGAAAGCGAAGAAAGACACGATGAAAGAAGAGAAGAAAGACCCAGTGTTGAAAGACTATAAATTGGTTCTTCCTCTAACTAATGCATATGCTAATGAAATTTCTGAACAACAATTTTTGTGTATTAATTTTGATTATCATTTTCACCATTCGAGTCCGTCATTGCACGACTAGCCCTGTCATTGCGCAGTTCTGTGTGAAGTTTAAGCATGTTTTCCCAGTTGGTTTTTTTTTTCTTGCCACCATCATAATAAATAGCAACCTTTTCATCGATTAAGCACTGTGATAAATCGCGTCCATCTGGCACGCGAATTCTCGCGAGCAATCTGCCATATTTGTCGTAACCAGACAGCTGTACGCGAACAATTTTGTTAAGAATAAGATTTTTCACAATGTCGCGTGCTTCTCTTGCCAGTGATTTTTCTGCAGCGTTTTTGCTTCGTAATTCGGGCGTATCCACACCGAGTAAACGAACACAAAATCTTGTTGCAGAGTAAGGTTCGGGTAAAATGGTACCTAAATGAAATGTGTCGCCGTCATAAACTTTTATGCATTTAGCCTCGGTCATTTCTGGCATAAATATTTTACATTCGTCATAACACAACGATTGCATTGTCATGTTATTCATAAATATTTTAAGTAAGAGATCAGAAAAATGACGGATTCGATGAAGAAACAACTTTCGCGTCACTTGACTCATTGTTATCCTTAAGTTGCTCATTGCCCGCGTGGTCGTCACCAGCATGCGATTCTGTCGTCTCGTTCTCATTTTCGGGTAAATCAAACATACTTTCGGTATCTCCACCTTCTTGATTATCATCATATTCTTTTCTATCAGTTTCAGACTGTTCTTCGTGTTCTTCTCCGCCGTGTTCTTCTTCCTGTGTTTCTGCGTCTTGCCTTTTTTCATCGTTCGACATTGACATAAAATCTGCATCTGTGTCATTGTTTTCTGCATCGTCAGTCATGTGTACGTCCTCGCTACTATCGCCAATATCATAATTATCACCATTATCAGGTTTACTTTCAACTTGTTCTTCATTCATGATTTTAGTTATAACTTCGTTAACATTAACGCCATCCAACCCCCAGGATAACAAATCAGACCATTCAATACAAGCAAGGCATGCGTTACGTATACCTTCTTGTACGAGTGGTGCCAGGTCGATGAGATTCATTTCTTCTAGAACGTTACTGTTATCTACAAGTATGTTTGCGCATTGAATGTACACGTGATGAATAAATGTGCTGTTAGCTGGAATAGTCAAAGGAAATTCTTGTGTATCTTTTCTCATATTGATCACAGAAAGAACCTTTACTTTCATCACAAACAACGCGGTAAGAAGTTTTTGTAAGAAAGGAATTTTGTTAAGAATTCGTTTGACTTCCTCGTCTAGTAGAACTTGCGTCCAATTACGAATTTCTTTTAAAAGCTGTACCGTAACCTGAACTTCATTCATCTCGCTGTTGTTTTGCTTTGCAAATTCCTGACCTTGTGATCTTATGCTGATAAGGCCTTCTATGATTAATGGTCGTATAGAATGTAACAAAAAATTTTCAAGGCTTTCGAGACAAGAAGCGTTATCTCTCTGACTCATATACTTGAATTGAACAAAATTTTTGATGCAATTAATACGTATCACCAATTTTCATCAAGCTGTTCGTCTTTCAGCTTAAACATGACATTCTTTTTTTTCTTATTTTGTTTTTTAACATCTGGTTTGTTACGCGGTTCTAAATCTTCAAAACTTTCTTCCGCTTCACCTCGTTCCCAATGCGTCTCGTCCTCTTCAAGTACCTGATGAATTTCATCCGGTATATCATCATCATAATCATAAAAACAATTCATTTCATTGTCATTGGTAGCTTCTGTATTGCTAGCTTCAGTGTTGCTGTGTTCTTCTGTACTAATATCATCAATATCTGATTCAGAATCTGACATTCCAATATTTTTATTTTTATTCTTTTTTTCTAAACTCTTTAACTCATTAAGCGTCACAAATTCGATCGATTCTTGATATGGTGCAGGCTCTTTTTTTTTTGTTCTGAAATTGTGATTTTGTGCCTGTGGTGTTAGGAACATTTGTTTAATTCAATTATACATTTTTTTCAATGGTTTTTTTGTTCGCTTTAAAAAAATATAGGTATAACAAAAGATGTCTGAACTTACTGCTAATGCAATTTATCAAATAGAAAAGGAAATGGAAAATGGTGGGAATCCAACCCCACAGGGTGCAAAACCAGATGGTAGTTATTACCTTACTCATCCTAATGCAACATGTGGTGAGGGATACAAGGCGTGGGTGAATATTGGCGTTAATTGCCCGATGCGTAAGAGAAGGTGGGACTGGTCAACAGACCCACCGACGGAGACATTCACAGGTGGTTGTCTCGAACACGTTACCTCAGGCACAATGGGCAAAGAATACCTAACGATAACTGAAGCAAAAATAGCATGTAACAAAAATCCTGAATGTGGTGGTATTTTTCATAGAGGGGATTTCGGAAGTAGGTTCTATTTGCGAAGAAAAAGTGACGCTGAAACCCCGAGTAGACGATGGTCCGTCTATGCTGATTGGTGGTGGTGGTGTGAAAGAGAAAAAGTGCCAGACTTGTCGGACTATGATGCGAAAACCCCAAAGATTAATTCAGAGACGACTGGTGGAGAAAACTACAATCCAGATTGTCAAGCGGATGGTTACACAAGCTGGAAAGACAATGAAGGCTATGATTGTCCAAATAATCAGTGGGTTGGAAGTTGCCTAGTGAATAACTATCCATTCTCGACAGAAGAAGAGGCCATTGCTAAATGTGACGAACTTAATGTTGGGTGGGAAGAGACTGCCTGTTTATATATTATGCAGGATAATCGGAAAGCAGATCCCCAATACATTTCTGCACCTGGAAAACCATTCGCACTGTACAAAGTCGGGCATGGTCAATATTATTTACGGAGTAAACGTGGCAAGAAACAAGGATCCATGTCAAATATAACAATAAATTATGATGGTCACCCTCATCATAAAAAAGGTGATAGTGCGCCTCAAAAAAGGGTTAGGAAGAAATGTTCTGCAGAGGAAATGATAGAGCCTGAACCAGTCCACACAATCACGGAACTGTGCAACGCAAGATGCTCTACTTGTACTGCTGATACGGACAATATTAGAGCATGTTACATCTGTGAGTTGTGTAACAACCAGAATACGGCTGCGGCTCCGGCTCAGTCAGGTTGTGGACCGGAGTATACTGAGTGGACGAATGGTGGCAAAGAGTGTAACGGAATGTGTTTGAATGGCAATTATGCGTACGCCAAGTTAAGTGATGCAGTGACGCGATGCAATAGTTTTACGAATTGTGGTGGTGTGATGGAGCGCAACGGTAAGTATTATGTGAGGAAAAATGGAGGAGCGCCCAGCACTGGGAGATTTTGTTCAAAAAGGGTGATGGCGCCACCAGCAAAATCAATTGAGGAACTACAAGCAGAAAGTGTTCTTCCGGACATGATCACAGGAAGGAACCCATTTACAGGAGAAAATGATAGGCAAGACGATCTCACGAAAACAATATGTGGTAGAGGATACGGACCGTGGAGGTTAGGTGGAAAATTTTGCGATTTCAATGCTGTGGGAAATTGCATTAATGAGAATCAGCAGTACAGCTCACTAGCTGATGCAGTAAATGATTGTACGGGCATGGAGGAATGTGGTGGTGTCATGCAGTTTGAAGATTTTAAATACTACTTGCGACGAGCCAATGACGGTGATTATGGTGGTGAGCACACTTCACAATTTTGTGCGAAAGAGGTACCTGAGGTTGTTGATCAAGCAACAAAACCGGCTGAGGATTGTGGTGACAATTACACTTCCTGGGTTCCATTTGGCAAGACCTGTATTTCTGATTGTCTGACTGAAAGTTTTGATTCACTTGCAGCAGCAACGACAAGCTGTGATTCTATAGAAGCTTGTGAATACGTTATGAAGGATTCGGACGGAAAGTATTACTTGCGTAAAGGCAATGATACAAACAATGATAATGCTCGCCAGTGGGTATGTCAACGCCTTCGTCACCGCGGTGGTTCTCCCTCCGCCCCTGGTGTTCCCTCCGGTCCTGGTTCTCCCTCCGGTCCTGGTTCTCCCTCCGCCCCTGGTTCTCCCTCCGGTCCTGGTTCTCCCCCCGGTCCTGGTTCTCCCCCCGATTCCGAATCCACCAATATTGGGGTAATTGTTGGAATTGTTTTGGGTGTATTGTTTTTAGTGTTCGTTCTTTTATGGCCTCTTTTAAACAAGAGTAACCACAACAACCACAACAACAACCACAACAACCACAACAACAACTACGTATAGACGAGGCTTATAGAATCACAACCTTTTTAAGTAAAAAATTGAATCCAAGTGTATTATTTATGACGTATACATTTTCCACACACACTATTGGTATTATTGTCACTCCTTTTTGGAAGTTGCAAAGGGATACTTTGGTGTCGTCTTGTGACACAAACTCAGTTATAACATTTGATTTATTTCGCGGCAGTTTTAGCCTAAGACATGATCCGTTTGAGAGTTTGCGCAGATGTCCAGAGAACGATACAGTTTCTAAGTCTCTTTGATCACGAATCAATATCTCAAGTTTTGATGCAAGTCGAAAGTACAGATCAGCAGTCATGCCGTCAGACGGTAGAAATATTTCACAATAGCATTTTCCATCCGACTCGTACAAGCCAGTGAAAAGCTGGCACCTAGGTAACTGGATTGTTAATGTTTCTTCTTCCCCGTAACGCAAAGAAAAAATAAAACTTTTACCGTTGATGATTGAATGTTGACTATGTATTTCTATTTTGCTATTGTCAACATTTTTTGCTTTTATTACATTCATTGTACGCTGCTTTAAACAAATATTCTTTTTAAGTATTTTCGTACACAACTTTTATGTAACTATATAACACCAAAATGTATCAGCCGAGTCTAGATATCGCCAATCCAACTTCACGATTTGTAAGCAACAAAGAAGACGCTTCTTTGAACTATTTTCTTGGTGAACATAATCGCAGTAGAATTCACAACATGATAATAAAGGCAGTGTACGAAAAAACTGAGGGCAAAGCCAGTATCGGTAGACAATCTGATGATGAACTTCAGGTGGTTATGATAAGTGTTATTCAATCAAATTACCAGGAGCATCTACCGATAAACGAATTGAATAAAATTGTTGTACAAAGATGCACTAAAAACATCATCCAGAATTTGGCACACTACACTAAATATTTGAGCGATTTGAATTCTTCTGGTCCAATTGGAACATCACAAGACTCATTCCAACTGTTGGTCCCGTCAAGTACTAGGGCTTCGCGAGAGCGTTCTTCAAAAGTTATTTTCTAGTATACTTTATCAGAAAAAAAAAAAAGTATAAATACAAATGACTTCAACAGTCTTTGGTTTGCCTTGTGAAAAAGCACCAAGTTTAAGAGAAATCTATTTTTCAACTGGACTTTCACCATTTTCTGCTTTCCTCAAATCGATTTTTTTGAATCCAGATGAATCGATGAGCAAGCGAAAACGGTTTTTTTATTCTAAGTTTTTCTTAACATTGTATTTATGGTATGTAGTATTTCGAGTGCCTCGGGAATTCTCACGCACTCTCAGCCAGGGCTTCGGTATAAATTTCGCACTTTTGATGCTTATAAACACGTTTTTCGTTTTTGAGTTATTTAGACGTTATGGTTATGAATGCACGTTTTTTTTGGTTGTACTGTTATATCTATTCTACCACGGAGTTATTAGTATGGTTGTGCCTATGCTGTCCCAATCGCCAGTCGGTGATGCGATACCGCAGTTGAAAGAAATTCCTGCTGCTAGTCGCAAGCCTGGTACGAATCATTGCAGAAGACTTCTTCTTTGTCGAATGACCCCTGTTTTCGACAACTACAAATTCCAAAAAGGTAAATACGAAAAATGCCTGGAGTGCGCAGAAAAAGATGAGAGAATCGTGTTCAATAGTGAAAAAGACAACTGTGAATCAACTAAAAGAGATGTTGATGCGAAGAGTTGTTATGAGTGTACTGAGAATAATCCACCTGATGTCGATTGCACCTACGATGACGAGGATTGCGAAAAGGTTAACATGGTGCTCGACCTACTAGATCCAATAACAACACATGGAGTACAAAAGTATGATCGAACAACAGCATGTAAATCCGGTCATGGCTCGTTGTGCTGGTTCGGAAAGCTCCCAGGAGGTCAATACCGAGGGTGGAATTTTAAGCAAGGTGACATTGGCTACCGAACTTTCGACCCCAGTGACTCGAAGTCGTCAGGACATGGCTTTCCTTCGAAACATGTGTGTGAGCAAGAAATGGGATCTACAGATGATGGTATTTGCGTGCGAGGAGTTTGTGATGTTTCTGCTAAAAAGAAAGAGTGTATCTGTGAACAGTACAAAGATGTCTCACAGTTTGAAAATCCCTGTGAGTTTTTAGAAGAACATTGTGACGAAAACTCGCTCGCGTTCAAAGAAGCACAAATCAAAATAAATCAAACTAATGTCAATGTTGACGACATTGTGAGTGTCAAGGACGTAGGTAAATTTTTGAACCAGATCGACAACGTTGCCTCAGCTATCCCGTAAGAGGAAATGTACGCTAGTTCTAAGAAGTC